TAATATTAGTAAATTAAAAGGGCCTATTGTTAATAAGGATTTTAAGTTTTCAGATGATATAGTTTATTCAACACTTGGGCCTATAATGGATATTGAAAGAACTAGAGTATATAATACTAGTGGGGTTCATGCTGGTAAAGTAAATACAACTATTGCTTCACTAACTGCTTTTGGGGATACTATAAATCCGGGAGATTTTCTATTTTTACAAGATGGTAGTTTTATTGGTAGAGTTAAATCAAGTTGGAATGGTAGCACACCATTATTATTAGAAGAAGGTTCTTTAACTAAATTAACTTCAGGTACAAATGCTACTTGTGATACAACTGATGGAGATGCTACTGTTACTTGCGATTCAAATGATTTTATAAGAATTGGCCAATATGTTACTGGAAGTGGTATTCCTGCTGAAACTCAAGTATTGTCTGTTAATGTTGATAGGGCTGTCACTTCTTTTGAATTAACTAAAAATGCTACTGCAACTGCTTCTAATGTAACTTTAACTTTTAGAGATGTTTTTTATAAACAAAAGACTTCTAATAATATTTCTTTTTCTAAAGCAATATCAGCAAACCCTTCAACAAATACTGTTACTAGTCTTAGTGGTACTGCTGAAAAAGGGTTATTTTTTACTGCTGGTAATACAATAACTGAACCTGCTAATGGTGAAACTGATGAAGGTTTCGCTACTTTAGAAGGTTCAACTTTAATTGGTACTTCTGCTAATTCTCATTCAGACGCAGTAGGATATTATATTCACCAACCAATTAATATTGATAATGATTTATCTTTTGCTGCTAAATTGGCTGATGAAACTACTATTGAATTGGCTGATGGAACTACTAGCACATTAAGAAAAAAAGAATTACATACACCATGCTCAATTACTAATTTTAATGTAGTTTCTATTGATTCTGGTGATGGTGAAACTGTAATTGAATTAGCACCAAATTGCCCTGCTATTTTGGCTAGAGTAGATGAGAACCCTGAAGATATTAGGTTTTTAACTACAAGTAATTCTGGATTAATTGAAACAAATATTTCTCAAGATGGAACTAATACAGCGAGAAATTACTCTAAAGTTACCCCAACACCTTTTACCACAGCAGGGGGTGATAGTGCAGTTACACCAATTGGTTCTCATATTTATTTAAGTGATGGAACATATGTTGGTAAAATTGTAGATATGTATAATGATTTTAATACCGAGTGGTATTTATTATTTGATAAAATAAGAACTACTATACCTAGTGGTGCAGAATTTTATCGTGCTGATAATAAATATCAAGGAATGTATATGTTAAATACTCAAGGTTTATCTTCTGGTGGTTTCTTACAAATGTTAAATCCTGCCTTATCAAGTGCTGGTAAGCCAATGTTGTTTTCAGGAAATCTTTTAAATGATTCTAGTGATGTAGCAATTGATGATTATATTACAGAAAAACATGGCCCAATGAGTTTTAGGTATTTTGACCTACAAAAAAATAACCCCGGTTCATTATCATATAATGAAATTAAATGGTCAGATGGTACTAATAAAGATTATTATAGTAAAAACATGGGAAATTTAGGGGCTTATGCTTTAGGTTATCAATATAAACCTGGAACTTCAACAAGTAAAATTAGTACTATTAATTTTGCTAATCAAAGCCCACCTAATAATGGTATTTTACCAGCAACACTTAGTAATTTTAAAGATTCTGACCACCTTTCAGCAAGTAGTGAGGGGTGGGCTTTATTACCTAAAAATTTATATGAATCTAATTGGGGTTATGATTGGCATAACGATACTAGTAGAGATAGAAGAGAAGGTAAAATATTTAATCCTATACAAAGAGTAAAAGAACAATGGCAATTAATAGACCCTAAAACAATTAGATATTATATTTTTGGTCCATCTGATATTTACCCTGAAAGTTTTAACAGACAACATCATTTAGCCTATCAAGAAAGAGATTTAACAGATTATAATTTAATGTTAAAAAATGAAGAAGTATTAGAAAAAACAGGAATTAATCATACTAATTATTTAGGTTCTTTACCAAGATTAAAAACAACTGATGATTCTTATGAAACAATACAAATAAATGAAGCCTCTATTAAATCTAATCAAATGAAAAGATTTGGTTTAATGAGGTTAATTGAATGTACTTTTGATTGGCATTTTAATATGGTTGATTCAGAATTACCACCACAAAAAAATGAATTGTTACCTACATCAGATGTAACTAAATATGTTGAAACTGAAAGTTCTGGACATACAATTGATTCAGTTTCTGATACAACTGCTGATACACCGGGCATAATTACATTTAATGGTACAATAACTAATTTTAAACCATTAGATAGAGTATATACTAATGATGGTAAATATATTGGTCAAATTGATTCTACTAGAATAGGTGCTGTTTCAGCATTAGATACTAGTGCTATGACAGTTACCATAAATTCACATGGATTAACTACCGGTGACCCAATAGTATATTCTCCACCAACTAAAGCAGCAGAAATTGGTGGTATTGATGGTGGTAGAACATATTATGCTATTAGAGTTAATGATAATGATTTTAAGGTTGCTGCTTCTGCTTCTGATGCTTCTTCCAATAATGAAATAACTTTAACTGCGGCTTCTTGGTCAGGAAACCATTATTTTTATAAACACGATAAAATAAATTCTACTACAGTTATATTAACAGGTAAAGCAGAATATGTTGGAACAAATGGTGCATTATATACAGGTTTAGCATATAGAATACCTGATTCTCCATTTATACAAGTAACAGGAACAACCTATGCTGCTGTTGATTCTGACCCTGATACAATTACAGATAGTGGTAGTGGTTTTCTTACTGCTGGATTTAAAACAGGAATGACAATTACTGTATCTGGTTCTTCAGTAGTTGGAAATAATACAACTCATATTATTGATTCAGTTACAGCAGGAACTTTAACTTTATCTAGTGCTTCTTCACTTTCTGCTGACCCCGCAGGTGATACTTGGGTAATTACAGTAAATATTGATAATGCAACTAGGCAAAAAGAATGGTTTAATGGGGCAGTATCTACTTATAGACCAAATTACATTAAACATAATATTCATGGTTCTGGAAATAAATCTACAATTTGTCAAATTACTAGTGATAATAAAGCACATATGTTAAAAGGAGCATTATTTACTGGAACTGAAGGTTGGGATACATCTACACCAATACCAGAATTAGCAACACAGTTTAACTCAAATTATCCTAAAGAGGGTGATGTTACAGGAAAAGGTTTAGCAGCAGGTGGAGATATTAATGCTAGAGAAAACATTATGTTACCTATTCATGGGGAAGTTAAAGATGTTAATGGTAGGCAATCAATAATGGATAAGAATTATTATGATAATATATCAGCAACTCTTTATACAGATTTATCTTTACCGTCATATTTATTACAAACTATTGCTGATGGAACTCTATTAGATGGTATGGGTTCAACAACAAGTGAAAGACAATTATATTCTGGTTTAAGGGCTACTATATTAGATAGGTATTCTTTTGAAAATATAGATATGTCTATTTCAACAAAAGGTATGTCTAGTCATAACACTAAAGGTTTTTATAGAAGATTTGATTCAACAAGTAGTGGTAATTCATTTAGTATGCTAACTTTAGAATCTAGCCCATACCCCTTTGCTTATTTATCTCCTAATGCTACTGATGCAGTTACTTCTGGTTATTTTGCAACTGTTTCTGATGATAAAATTAAAGGTGATGGGACTTATATGGTTTTTAAACCTATATTACATTTAGATAGTAATTCACCAAATCAAACTATGCAAAATGTATCTGGCTCATTATCTTCAAACGATATTTCAATTGATACTTTTATGATGTCAATTATTATTGATAATGATGATGACCCAAATCAATGGTTAAGATATTGCCCTAATTTAGAAGGTTGTTATTTAACAAGTCATGGTGGTTATATTTGGGGTTCAACTAATACTCAAGCAGTTTCAGGAACAACAGATGAAAGGGATAGAACAATGTCAGATGTAATACCTGATAAAATACTTTATGTTGTTTCTCATACTGTATCTGGAAATCATGCTTCTCAAACACATCATTTAACTTTAGATAATGTTCCTTCATATAATTCTCACGATTCGTCTGCTGCTACTACTGATTATAATTATTTCCGAGTTATGCGACCTGCTGAAACTTGTATTTGGCCTTTTCAACAAAATAATAATATTGATTTATATCGTATGACTCAAAGATATACTAAAGTTAATGGAGAATATAAAACTTATACAAATATACCTTCATGGGCTTTTCAAAAAACAGAACCTTCTCAAGACCAACATATATTCCAAGAAAGAAGTGCAACATTTGGTAATAAAACTACAGATTGGAATGAGGCAATATTATCTATGTATGTAATTATTGACCCTGATGCTCAAGGGTTTATTGCTACTAATGCTACTACTCAAAGAAATACAGGGCAATTAGTTCTTAGAAAATATAATACTTTATTTGGGCCAAGTAAAACTTATGCTAACGGCACAAATTATGATATGTTATTAAATGATGGTAATGAAACTTTTAGAACAACTGTTTCCCCTGAAGCGTTTTCTAGTGCAGATAGTGATGCTACTAATTATTGTAGTCTTAAATTTAGTAATTTAGATAAAATACCTAAAATGAATGGTATTGTTTCTTTGGGAGAAATATTTACAATTAAAAGCAAAAGTAAAGTTACTCTTAATAATATTAAAACTGCACATATAGGCTCTACTGTTACGATTTGTGATGAAGCAGAAAAAGCAGCAGAAAATATATTTAAAGAAAACTCAATTGAATTTTCAAATGAAGATTTAGAATTTCCATATTTCTCAGCAACAAATGTTCAAGGGTTAGATGCTAGT